TCACCTCGCCAGCGCAATCACGTCGTCAAACCAGGCCGGGCCGTCCGGCCAGTGCGCGAGCGTCGTCTGGATAAAGTCGAAGTCGCCACCGTAGCGGCAGCCCCACTGGCCGAGCCGGGCCCCATCGTTCGGCGGCACAATGCAGTGGCCGCCGATCGCCGACTCTTCGACCGCGTAGCGCTCGGGCAGCGTGCGCCCGAGGCGTGCGGCGTAGAACTTGAACAGCAGCACGCGCGGCGCGGCCTGCTGGGCAATCGCACGGCGGATCGCCGTAAGCGCTTGAGGCGCGAACACATCGTCGTCGTCGTTGAACACCAGGTAGTCGCCCAGCGCATGCCGCATGCCGTGATTGATCTGGCAGTGCCCCCAGCAGTGGTGCCCGGCGTCGTGGGCGCAGTATCTGGCCCTGTGCGCCGCGCACCAGGCGGCCACGTGCGGCAGCGCTCCGTCGTGCGTGTCGCCGACGATGATCAGCTCATCGCCCGGCTGCAGCTGGCCCGCGAGCGAGGCGTGCAGCGCGTCAAGGCCGTCGCCGTCGGGCGTGGGCACGATGATGCTCAGCCGATCGCGGGCCATCCGGCAGCCTTTCGTGCGGCAAACTGCGCCGCGTCGCGCGCGAGCTGGGCGCGGCCTTCGGCGTACGTCGCGTCATCCACCCCGCCAAAGTAGGGATGGTCGTGATACAGCAACGCCCAGGGCGCTTTGGCATACCGGCCCTGCGCCTGCGCCCGGGCGCACAGCTCGGTGTCCCCGTAGTTATGGTCGTACCAGACCGGCCAGCCGCCGAACGAGTCCAGCAGCGCGCGGCTGATCAGGAAGTGGCACGCGTGATCGACCCGGTGATGCCCGTCGTTGAAGCCGAGCAGGCCATCATTCGGGCCAAAGACTGCCTGATACGCCTCCAGCCCGCGCTGCAGCCAGTGCTGGCCAGGTAGCAGATCGTTGGCCAGGTTGCAGATCAGCGGCGCGGTTGTCGCCTGCGTCACATGCGCGAGCGCTTCCCAATAGGGCAGGCGCAGCGCGGTTGACGTGGCGATGACGATCGAGTGCCGATCGTGCTGGACAATCGTGCCCGCGATCTCGGTGATCAGCGCGTGCTCATCCTGCCCACCAACCAGGTACAGCGTCCAGTCCACCCCGTGTGCCATCCCCGCCGTGGCCAGCAGCCGCCGCACGTTGGCCAGCGTCTGCGCTGCGCGGCCCCGACAGGGCATGATCGCCGCCACATTCATGCTGCGCGGCCCTTCTGGCGCGGCTTCACGGCCGGCACATCGGCGACCAGCGCCGGCGCATCCTCGGGGATGGCCAGCGGCGCGGGCGGCGCGGTCGGCGCATCGAACGGCGAGACCAGGCGGATGTCGCCCTCGAGCCGTTCTTTCAGCCATTGGTACTGCGCCTCGGTCACGTCCGCGTATTTGTCGATCGCGTTATTGCCCAGGCGGATCGCACTGCCTGGCGCAAAGTCGTAGGTAAACGCGCCTCGGTTGGGGCCGATATATTCAACCCGAACCAGGCCCGTGCCCACCCTGAGCGGCGCCGCATCGGGCGCCGCGCCCACAATATCGCCCGCCAGGCGGGCCAGGTCGGCGTCGCCGCCGCAACAACTTGCCATGGGTATCCGTCCCTCCGTATCGCGATACAGATCCCAAATCGGCTGCATAGTCGATCGGTCTTTCCAGAAGTGGGTCATCCGATCGCCCTCATACACCCGGTAGACAAACACCGGGTCGGGAATGCGACTGCCGCAGATGCCCGCGATCGCGAGCCGCAGCCAGAGCGTCCAGTCCTCCCAGGCGTCGACCCGCTCATCAAACCCGCCGACCCGCCGCACATGCCGCGTGGGCACCAGCGCGGTTACTACGTGCAGGTTGTAGTGCGCCTGGGTTGACTGCACGTAATCGGGCGCCGATCGAAATACTGCGATCGTCTGCCGTACCGGGTCGACCGTCACGCCGGGCTGACCCTCGAGCTGGTCGCGCAGATGCCAGGGCTCGCTCGTGTAGGTATTCCCGTACACATAGCCGGCGCGGCCGCTGGCGTAGCCGCGCAGCAGCTGCTCCACTGCGCGCGGCAGCAGGTAGTCGTCCGCGTCCAGGAACAGCAGCCACTGGCCGCGCGCCACCGCGATCCCTCGGTTGCGCGTCGCGGCGGGTCCGCGCCGCTGGCCATCCGAGGGCAGCACGGTGACCCCAGCCATCGGCGCCACCGCCGCCCCGCCGTCGGCCACCACGATCGTTTCGCAGATCGGGGCGAGCGACTGACCCGCCACGCTCGCGGCCGCCACGCGGCAGTGCTCGACGTGGCGCGGGCCGACCGGGATGATGATGCTGACCAGTGGATCTGCCACAATCCCTCCCAGGGAACTGCGCGGGCGGCAGGAGGGGCCGCCCGCGCAGCGTGTGCCGTCGGTCGTTTAGCCGCCCGTCGCGTTCGGGTAGAAGTACGGCAGCGGGGTGGTGGTGCCACCGCCGTTGACGAAGTACGGCTCGTCGGGGAATGCATCGCGCTCGTGCACCGTGATGGTGTAGCGCAGGTTCTGGAAACGCGCCGCCAGGAACGGCAGCGCCAGGATGAGCCGGGGGCGCTCAATGATTTCGACCTGCACGCAGGTGTGCGTCGGGCTGAGGCGCACCAGCAGGAAGCGACCATCCGAGAGCGTGGAAAAGTAGCCCTGTGGGGCCATCGTGCCGGCGGCCGACACGGCCTCGGCGTTCATGTCGAAGTATTCCCAGAACAGCGACGGCTGGCCGTTGGCTTTCAGCGGCAGGAACCACACGTCCGACTGGTAGGTCCCGACCGTCCCGCCGGCGGCGGCCGTTTCGGCGATCGCGTCGTCGATGATGACCGGATATTCCTTGCCCTCGATCAGCAGGTAGCGGCCGTTGCGCATCCGGTCGCGCAGCTCGGTCTGCTCAAGCAAGCTGCTCGAGCGCACCACGCCCGAGTTGCAGGCGCTGGTCGCGTAGATGCAGGGCCAGATCTGGGTCATGGCCCAAAACGCGCCGTAGCGCATCGTGAGGCCCCACTCGACATCGAAGCCCAGCTGCTCGGCCAGTCGCTCGAGATTGGTCACGATGTTCGCCAGGCGCGCGTAGACCGTGTCCCCCGAGGTTTGCACATTCGTCCCGTTGTAGTCGTACACGACGCTGTCGGCGGCCGGGCACAGCGCGCCGGTGATCGCGTCGCGCTTGCCGGTCGCAACCTGCAGCTGGAGGCCGCGGTACTGCTGCCAGCCCGCGCTGCCGGCCGTGGTCTGCGGGTTGCCGGTGTAGGTGTAGCGCACGTAGTCGCGGAAGTATCCGCCGTACAGCTCACCCATCTTTTTTTCGACCTCGGTTTGCAGCACCTGCCCCCAGTTAATCGGCGCGGGCGTGCTGTTTGGCGTGGTGGCGGGCGCACCCCAGAGCGTGTTATCGCGGAACTCGCCACGATTGACGATCTCGCCGACCCGGTCGAGCTGCAAGACCTGACTCTGGCGGCCCTGCCGTCCGAACGGGAACGTTTGGTGGCAGAGCTTGAACTGGCCGACGGTCGGCCAGTCGGCGCAGGCAGCGGTCGGCTCGGAGCCGCTGCTGGCGGTGAGCCCGGTCAGCACGCCGTAGATACTGTTTGTATCGATCGACTTGCGTACCGGGATGGTGCCGGCGAGCCCGCGCGGCATGATCATGGCGTTGGCGATCTGGCGGCTCTGGCCCGGGGTGGCGGCGAGTCCACCCGGCCCGTGGAGTGGAGTGCCGGGCGAGGTGCCGGCGTCCTTGGTGGTCATGCCGCCCGCCAGGCGATTGAGCAGATCGATCGCCTGCGGGGTGAGTGCGGTGTACATGGCGTCTCCTATGATGACAGCGGTTCAGGCTCGCGCGGGGCCGGCGCGCGGGCATCTCGACAACGACTACGCCCCGCGCGGGCCGTAGATCTCTGGGAACAGATTGGCGGCGATGGTGGCGAGCGGGTTGTCCGGGTCGGCGCGCGGGGCGTCGGGGGGAACGACGGGCGCGGTCGGCCCGGCGCTCTTCAGCGCCGCCAAGGCCTCACCCCCGAGCAGCTGGCTCGGCTGGTCACCCTCGAGCACGGCCAGGCGGGCTGTGAGCGCGGCGATCCCGGCGCCCGTGCCGGCCTCTTTGGCGGCATAGCCGCCCATCATGCTTTTGAGCTCATCGACGTGGCCGGCCATCTTGCCGGCGACATCAAGCGCCTTAACGAGCGGGCCAAGCGCCTGCGCGAGCGCTGTGCTGAGCATCGCCTCGAAGTCGGCGACAGTCATATCGCCCAGGAAATCGCCCTCATCCTGCGCCATATCGTCCGGGCTGCCCTCAGCGGCTGGATCTTCGGCCGCCTCGTCGCCGGGCGCCTTTTCCTCGACGGCGGCCACGACCTCGGGCGGGGCTGGTGGGGTGGCAGCCTTGAGCGCGACCCACGCGCCGCCCCAGATAAGCCCGGGCGTACCGTCGGGGCCGAGGTACACGGTCGGCGCATCCTGGCTCTTGAACGCGATGCCAGCCGCCTGCGCGGCCTTGTCGGTCTGGGCAATCTGCTGCCCCAGCGCTGCCGCCTGATCGGGGCTCAGGCCGAGTTCGGCAATCGCGGCCTTAAACCGCTTATCAATTTCGTTCGCATCCATCCTGTGCTCCTTTACGGCAATGCCGGTAAACAAATTGCTGGCCCGCGCGTACCGCGTCGGCACCAGGCTGCGCTCAAACGTGCGTATCTGGGCAAACACGCCGCCGGCGTCGGGGGCGGTCGGCGGGTGAAAGAAGCCGGGCGACAGCTCCAGCTGATCCGCCGCGCGCGCCACCGCGCGGGCGATTGCGGCCGATTTGAACGTCCCCGACTCCACGCGCGTGCGGCCGAGGACCATTGAAAAATCGCAGTCGCCCAAATCCAGGCCCGGCCCCCAGGGCGCGGCCGCGTTGGTCGGATCGGGCCGGCCGACGTGCCACCAGCGCAGCGGGCCGTACTGCTTCGTGGCGGTCATCCGCTGGCTGTCGGCGTCGAGCGCGGCCACGCTCAGGATCTCGCCATCCCGATCGCGGTAGGCAGTCGTCGAGCGCGCCAACCAGCGCGGCGTGCCGTCGGTGGCCTTGTAGACTGTGAAGGCTTCCTTCCGCCGTTTCCGCAGACCCAGCTGGGTGCTCTCCGCCCGAGCGGCAGCCCGGCGATCGGCGCGCTCGCGGCGCCTGTCGGCGGCCGCGCGGCGGCGATCGGTCTCGGCCCGGCGGGTGGCGGTGTCAGCCCGGCGCTGCTCGCGGTCGGCGTCGCGCGTGGCCTGCTGCTGCTGGCGCTCGGTGGCGCGGGTCTGTCGATCCTGCTGGCGGGCGCGGGCACTGGCCGCGTCCTGAACGGCGGCGCGATAGCCGCGCACATCGCCACGCTCGAGCGCGGCCAGCGCCCGGCGGCCGGCGTCGGTTGTGTCGTTGCCGTCCAGCAGGCCCAGCCGATCCAGTGGTGCGCGCTGGGCGGCACGTAGGCCGCCTGCGCCCTGCTCACTGGCTATCCGTAGCGCGTCTGCGTCCTCCGCGCGCAGCCCGACCTGGGCGGCGGTGGTGGCGGCTGTGGCCTGGCGCTGCTGCTGCTGGGCCTGGCGCTTCTCATCTGCGCTCGGCTGCTTCTTGCCGCCCCCGCCACCCTTGGGCTTCTTCTTGTCCTCGAGCTTTTTCTTCTCGGCCGCCGCGGCGGTCTTTTTGGCGCGCTCCTGCGCCCGGCCGTCGGCGTCGAGCGCGGCGCGGGCATCGCCACGGCTGGCGGCCGAGGCCAGCGCGCGGGCCTCGGGCGTCAGGCGGTAGGAGCCGTCGGGATTCCGCTCGGCATAGCCCAGGCGCTCGAGCGCCGGGCCGTTCGTGATTTCGCCGCCGTCGACTGCTGCCAGCACCGATGCCACGCCGGTCGGCCCGAGCGAGGCGTCGGCCTCGGCCAGCGCGCTCGTGACGGATGCGCGGTTGGCCTGCTGTTGCTGCGCGCGCGCGGCCTGGCGCTGCTCGGCAGATCGGGCGGCGCCGCCCGGTTTGCGCCCCGCGCGCCCCTTCCTGCCGCGTCCCTTTTTCGGCGCAGCCGGGGTGGTGGTGGTGGGGGTGGGTCGCTTGCTCAGGCTGGCGCCGCGTGCCACCGGCGTGCTCGCGGCCCCGCCGCGCTGAAACTTGCCGTTATCGCCTCGATACAGATTCCCGACAATCTGCGTCGCCTTCGTGCGCTTGCCCCATTTGCGGCCGGGCCGCGCGCCCAACCCTGGCGTGGCCATGAGCCCGCCCGGCCCGTGGGCCGACGCGCCAGGAGTGACCGCAGCGTCTTTGTGTGTGTGTGATTGAACTGGCATAGGACAACGAAAAAGCGGTGCCACTGGCCTTTCGGCGTTGGGCGATGATTCGGTTGTGCGCCGGCGCTTACCCGGCCGGCTTAGGATGCAGTTGGCCCAGGGGAAGTACACCGCCCCTACAGGGAACTCGTGAGCGGTTCTGGCGCGTCGGTCTTATGGCCCTGCCAGCCGACGCGCCGCCCCGCTGCGCGTCACGTGCCGACGGCGTGTACCGTCGCTGGTCGGGGGAGTGGGGTAGCATAAGCGGCCAAGCCTGAGCACCTGTTCTGCTACCGATGCCCTCTGCCTACTGGCTTCATCGGGCCAAGTGCGCAACCCGTCCACTCCCCCGCGCACGTTTTTATTTGGGTATTGGTACGACCCGCGCCTGCCGGCGCTCGTCGGTCGCACATTCATTGTACCAGGATTGTCAATGCGGCGTCAACGATGCCCGCTCGGAGCGCCGATCGGCGCGTGTTTGTACCGGGCATGGTTTGCCCAGCACGCGCGCCAGCTGAACAACGGCGGCCAGCAGCACGCGATACAACGCCTCAAGCGCCAGGCGGGTTGGTGGGTCGAGTTGCATACACAATCCTGAGTGTGGCGCGACTGTGCGCGCGGTCCACAATGAGCGCCACGCGCTGGGCAATGTGATCAAAGCGGTGCTGACCTCGGGCCAGTGTCGGCGCCAGGCGCAGCTGGGCCACGAGCCAGGCCTCCGCGCCGGCCCAGGCCGGCCGCGTCGCCGCCAGCAGCAGCTGGAACAGCACGCCGTTCCGGGCCGCCAGGTCGGGCTGGTCGGGCGGAAACAGCGCCGCCGCTTCGACTCGGTCCGGCCAGATGTCGAGGACGAAGCCGACAGTTGTCCCAATCGTGCGGCGGCCGTCCGCGCTTGCCGTAACGGTCAGCGCCGCCGGCGGCTGGCTGAGCAGGTGTACGAGGTCGGTCATGAAAACTCCGCATCAATGGCACGCTGGAAGATCGGGCCGATCAGCCGATCCCACTTCTGCGCGATCGCCACATCGAAATCGCGCGCTTTGGTGCCCGGATGGTTCACGCTTCGGGTAAACACGGTTGGCCCGCCCGAGCCGCCGCTGCCGCTGGCGATCGAGCGCGGCAACGTCTTCGATCGAAATCCGCCCTGAAATACGAGCACGCGCCCGCTGGCGTGGATCGGGTGCGGCCGCGTGCCGTCGTTCACCATGCCATAAATCGGGTCGCTGGTCGCAATCTCGCGCGTGTACGGGTCGGGCGCGGAGATCGGAAACTCGACGCCGTGCGACCAGGTGCGCGTGGTCACCTGGAAGTCAATCTGCATATTCTTGGCTTGCGCGTCGAGCGTGTTTTGCAGCGCCCGCGCGAGCTTCGCCGGCTCGGCCAGCGCGCGCTTTGGCAGGATGGCACGTGCACCCATCAGATCAGCCTCCCTCCGCGTATTTCCAGCGGCGCCCATGTGGCCGCGCGCTGCTCACACGTCTGGCAGTGCTCGGCCGCGCCCAGCCGCCAGTAGCAGTCGTAGTCGTTGGCCGCCTCATCCACCGTCACGATCTCCCATGTGCACTGACAGTGCGTGATACACTGCGAGCCCTCGCCGGGCATCGCCGGCAGCGGCAGCATCTTGGTCCGCCCGCGCCAGTAAGGCACCTGGATCGCGTCGGCGTAGCTCTGCGCGCGGGCCTTCCAGCCCTTGTCCCACGTCGCGTTTTCCCGAATTGTGACACCGAAGCGTCGCAAGAACGCCAGCTGGGTCGCGATATCGCGCTCGACCGCCACGCGCGCCGGCGGCCCCACCTGCTCCGGGGTGCGCACGCCGCTGCCGGCGAGATAGGCGGCGGCGTGGTACTCGCGCAGCGCCCGCTCGAGCTCGCTCTCCCAGGCCGTCACGCCGCGCGGGTAGACCTGCTCGAGCACATCGGTGGCCGTGCCGAGCAGCTGGCGCATGCGCGCGAGCAGGCGCTCAAGGCGTCGGGGGCGCTCGTCACTCACGCTCGGCCGCCTCGAGGATGCGCAGGCCGGCGCGGATCGCCTCGTCGCTGAGCTGTGCGGCCGCCTTCTGGCCGGGCACCTGGCGCGCGGGCGGCTCGGACGGCTCGCTCTGGATGAGCGCCCGCGCGGCTGGGGTCGGCTGGCCCGGGTCGATCGGTTTGTCGTCGTCGGCCAGCGTGCCGGCCGGCGTGGCATCGGCGGCCAGCAGCTCGGGGGCGAGGTCGCCCGCATCGCTGGCCAGCTGGCGCGCCATCGCCGGCGAGATCTCGCCCGAAGCGATACGGGCGCCGCGCTCGTCGGCGCGGAGCTTTGCGACCTCGGCGCGGGCCTTCTGCTCGCGAAGATCGTGCTCGTCGCGAAACTCCAGCGTCGTGGTGGCCGGCAGCAGCTTGTCGCTGCATGTCTGCTCCCACCACTTCACAAAGGCGGCGATCGCGCCCATGCCCTGCCCCGCGTCGTGCAGCAGCTCGGTTTGCTTGCCGGTCCCGAGGCCCTGGCCGCTGAGCGGCTGGATGTCCTGGACCGGCACGCCGATGTTGTTGGCGTAGACCAGATAGCCGTTGTCGCGCTCAATCTTCGGATCGAACTGACTCAGCAGCTCTTTCAACCGGATCTCGACCACCTGGAGATCGACATCACCGGGTATCGCCCCCAGGATCGTGCCGAGATAGTAGATCATGTTCTTCGCGGCCGCCTCGGCCTGCGCGCCCTGGATGATTGCGTTCAGCGTGGGCTCGAGGAGTCCGCGGATCAGTGCAATCTTGTTCGCGCCGCCGCCGGTCAGGCTCTCGAATACCAGGCGCTCCATCGCCGCGAGCTTCGCGATCGTCGGATACGCCCGGCCAGCGGCGCAGCGCCCGACGCCGTACAACTCGGCGCGCGGGCTCGGGAGGTCGGCGTAACTGAGCACCTGGTCATAGCGCAGCAGCTGGATATGACCGTCGAGCGCCTGGTAGCGGATGGGGTAGGCCAGGTTGCCGGTGCGCGTGCAGCGCAACGTGTCCAGGTGGTAGAGGCCCATGATCCGCCCGCCCGCAGGGGCGCGGCTGACCGTGATCTGCTGGATCGGTTGCGCGTCGTAGCCGTCGCGGCTGACCGTCAGCGCCTCTTTCAGCCGGATCTGCTGGCGTTCTTCGCCGGCCCGGTAGACCCGGATATGGCACCCGTTGTCCGCCAGCAGCACGTCCTGGATGAGCTTTTCGGCAAACGAGACCCAGCCCTGCCCGCCGTCGGCGCGCGTGAGCAGCTGCTGACTCGCCGCAATCTTTCGCCCGCTCTTGGACGAGTCGCTGATGATGTAGCCGTGCGAGGCGAACTTGGTGGCGGTGCGCGCGACGGCGCCGGCCCACATCGCCTCCATCTCGATCGTGCTCCCCAGCACAACATCACGGTACCAGGTCCAGTAGCGCGGCAGGTCGGTGTAGCTCGGCCGCGAGAGCCAGGAGCTGATCGCAAGCCGGACCGGCGCGCCGTAGGTCGCGGTCGGCAGGGTATCACCCTGAATGGCGGATGGCAAGTCACTCATACGGTCATCCTTTGCGACCACAGATAATAGCGCGCGGCGTCGGGGCCGTGGTCGAACTGTTTCACAATTGCGCCGTTCGGGTCGCGCCGGTAGCTCAGCATCTCGGATCGGAAGTGCTTGCAGCGCGGATGCACCAGCACGCGCCGGTAGTCGTTCGCATCCGCCCCGATCGCGCGGCGCATCGCCTTGATGCTTTCTTCGACCGACGCCGGGCCGTTCCGCGTGTAGATGCCCGCCATGTGCATACGGCCCTTGAGGCTGGCGGCCGATTTATCAACGACCGCATAGCTGGGGGCCGGATAGGGCCGCGCCAGCGCCGCCGCGAGCTGGGCGTCGTCCTGCATCTCGATCGCGTAGAACTCATCAAACAGGCAGAGCCGGCCGTCCAGGCGCTCCTGCCAGTACAGAATGACGCGCGGGTGGCTGTCGCCGGTGTACGTGCCCGTGGTCGGGTCGATCGCGCCGACATAGCCGTCGTCGACCGCCCAGACCACCGCGCCGGCGTCGGGAATGTATTCGGCATCCTCGGTCACGTTGCCGTCGGCGGGCCCGTCTGCCCACACGCCCCGGTAGATCTGGCCGGTGGCCTGCACCCACTGGCCATGCCGCAGGCGCGCATACTCGGTGCCCTCGCGCTCGCCGGTCTCGGGGTTCAGCACGCCTAGCTGGTCGAGCCGCGCGAGATAAATGCGCCCGGCCTCGGTCCATGCGCCACCCTGCCAGAGCGTCGGGTTATCCTCGTGGCGACTATGCAGCAGCGCGAGCACGCCGCGCTGGCCGCGCAGCCAGAGCCAGTGGGTTGGCGCGTCGGGGTTGCAGTCGGCGATCAGCTGCTGGTAGGGCATCACGCCGTTCCGCAGCCGGGTGGTGAGCGCCAGCCAGTCGGCCAACTCAAGCTCGGTCGCCTCCTGCACGTAGATCATATCATACTCGGTAGACATGATCTTCCCGGGCTTGTCGAGGCCGCCGACCACGATCTCACTGCCGTTCGGGTAGTGGTACACCTGGCGGTAGTTGCGCCTCGGCCCCTCGGCAATCGAGCTGCCGGCCGGGAGCACCTTCTCCTCGAAGGTCACCAGCGCGGCCTCGCTGAGACTCTCGCGCGTTTTGCGGATGATCAGGCCGCGCATGCGCGGGTACTTCATCGCAACGAAGTGCAGCTTCTCCAGGCACGCGCGACTCTTGCCGGTGCCGGCTGGCCCCGACAGCACGATCTCACCGCCCCGGTGCGCCCAGAGCTGCCGCGCGGCGCCGTACGCCGTGTACGGGCGGCTGCCCTCAGGCGGCGTCGGGGTCGAAGCCGTCGCCGGTCTGGTAGACCTTGTAGAGACTGGCGGTAACATCAATCTGCTGCCGATCGCGGTACTTCTCGGGCTTTGCGGCTTTTGCTAGCGTCGTGAGTAGTGCATCCGAGTATTTGCGCACCACGCCGATCTGGCCGTCCTGATCCTTGCCGACGCGGCCGAACACTGGCTCATCAACGCCTTCAACTGCGCGCCGCCACATTTCCTCTTCGAGCACTGGCGCAGCCTGATCGAGCGCGGCGTCCCATGCTGCGGCGAACTCGGAATCGTCGACGCGCTGCTCATACACGAACGCGCGCGAGACCTTGGCCGCCTCGGCTGAGCGACGCACGTTGCCGGTTGCGGCTAATGCCTTAAGGAACGTTGCCTTCCACGCGCGCGTGGTACGTGTCCGCCGTGTCTGTCGTGCGTTTGTCATGATCCTTGCACCACCAGTACGACAATTACCGCACACACCCCGGCAAGGCAGAGCATGGCGATAATGAGGCAGCCATAGGCGAGGCGCCGCGCATGCCGCTCAACCACGGCGCACCACCCGCCACGCGAGCCACGCCACGGCCGCGCAGCCGGCCAGCGGCAACCCGTACACAGCGAGCAGCATGATCGCCGGCCAGTGCCAGGTGCGGCAGTGCTCGTGATCTACCATAGCCAGCCCCGCGCCAGGTTCAGCGCCAGCAGCACCGCGCCGAAGATCAACCACAGCTCGATCCGGCGCCAGCGGCTGTCTTGCAGTTCGATCCGCACGGGGCGTTGCTCCGCATCGGCCGCGACAATATCCTCAATCCGCGTGATCCGCGCATCCATGCCGCTCCACTGTTCCCGCGTCCGCACCCAGTCTGAACGAAGTTCGTTGATCTCCACGCCCAGGCGCGTGATCACGTTGACGTTTTCTTGGCGCGCCTGGGCAGCCTTGTAGGCGTCGTCGGCGATCATCCGCCGCACCTCTTCGCGCAGCGCGTCAACCTCGAGATCGAAGCGGCGGGCCATTGGATCGCTCACGGCCGTGGCGTTCGGCGGCGGCCGAGGGTCGCAACCACTGTGTTCGCGGCCATGCTCGTGACCCGGCTCATGATCTCCACCAGGACCTCCTCGATCGCGCGCATCAGAACGTCGGCCCGCTCGGCCGGCAGCTCGGCGACGATGAGCTGGCGGAGTTCGTCCAGTCGCACTATCAGCTCGTCGCCGAGCGCGCGCTCGAGCAGCTGCTCACGCTCACGTGGGGATTGATCGTTCACGCCGCCTCCAGGCCATCCAGATCAACGAACCCTCGCCCATCCGCCAGGTGTCCCGCCCCGTTGGGGTACGTCGCGTCGACAGTAACCATCGTGTGTGTCGTCAGCTGGCCCGCGAGTGGCCCGGTGAGATCCTGCCGCTGATAGATCGGCAGCCCACGCACGCGGTACGAGCGCGGGGTCTGATCGTCGCCCTGCCAGCGCAGTACCGTGGCAATCACATCATCGGCGTAGCGTTGGGGGTTGTTGCCATCGCTCGACGGCGCATAGCGCGGTGTGACCGTGCGCACGGTGGTGAGGCCCTGGGGAATGTAGAACCGCCGGAGCAGCTCGCACCAGTCGTGCAGGCTGTTGGCCCAGGTGGTGTACTGCGCGAACCTGCCCGAGACGGGCGAGGTGTAGATCCCGCTGCGCCGCGCCTGCCAGGACGCCGGGCGGAGGTTGCCCCAGCCGTGTGTGTGCGTGGCGACGCCGACCGTCCCATACGTCGACTCATGCTTGAAGAACGCCAGCGCAATCGCTCGATCGATGCCGTAGCCGTCGGGGATCAGCGCCAGCTCGGCGGCCTCAGCCGCCGCAGGGGAATGATTGCGCGCGAGGATCGCGCCGAACAGACTGGCGCTGATGCGCGGTGCGGCGATGAGGGTGAGATCAGTCAT